GGCCTACATGGACACCGAGGCGAAAACCCGTAATTACGACGGGATCTTGTCGCTCTGTTCCTATGCCGCCAGTCCTCATCCGAAGTTCGGTCACGAGGGGATGAAGGGGCTCTCCTTCCGCGACGCGGTCTGGAGTTACGGCTACCAGGTCATGGCGGATGTGACAGCCGGTAAGCGTGTAGCACCAACGAAGGAAGAGCTGCTCGCTGACGCGCCGAGGATGGAATGGTAAGGATGTCCGATCACTTCTCCATGGAGGAGCTGACTGCTACAGGCACAGGTCTGCCCAACACGCCCAACGCTGTACAGCTCGCAGCGTTGGTGCGGTTGTGCAAAACCATCCTGGAACCAGCGCGCATCCTTGTCGGCCCACTGCGCGTCAACTCAGGCTTCCGCACGGTGGCAGTGAACGCCGCCATCGCTGGATCCGCCAAGAACTCGCAGCACATGAAAGGTCAAGCAGCGGACGTGCTGCCCCTTACGATGTCATTGGAGGAAGCGTTCCACCGCATCAAGAGTTCGGAGATCCCCTACGACCAACTCATCATCGAGCCTACGTGGATCCATGTGAGCTGGGCTGAGAAACCTCGCCGTCAGACGCTGCGCATGCGCAGAGTGCAGGGACGGCCATGCTACGAGGAGGCATAAGTGTGGCGATGGCTCAAGAGTCTGTGGGATCGGCAGGACCACACTGCCGAGATCAAGCTGCTGGCGTATGGTGCTGGTGTTGTAGCCGCCATCGTGTGGCTCTCGAACCGCGAGCTGACCACCGAGTGGAACTACGCGTTCGGCACGTTCTGTTTGATGATCACGGGAGGGCTCACCGTTGAAGCGTTCGGCAATCGGATCAGGAAGGAAGGCGACAAATGAGGTCACACGTCATCGTGGGAGGACTCGCGCTCACCGTGGGGTTCTCGCTCGGGTGGTGGATGTTCCGCCCGAAGCCTGCGGTTGCCGAGGTGAATGCTCCTGCAATCGCGCAGGGCGACGGCAGCGTGGTGCTGCAGAAGGAGGCCAGCCCGAAGGCGAAGGCGCGGCACGCACTTCCCAGCGGAGCGCGTGTGCTACGCGTCGAGGAGATTACCGTAACACCCACTTCAAACCCCGAGGGCAGGGAGGTCCATGTGGATGCTACGTTGGTGGAGACGCCGGACGGGCAGACACGGGTGGTGGTGAGCAGTCCTGACGGCGCGGTCACAGGGCATGACATCGTCGTGCAGACGAAGCCCGTCGCAGCACCAACGAACCACACGCTGCTGGGCGGCTATGATCCAGCCGAGCAGAGCTACCTGCTGGGATACCTGCGCAGGCTTGGACCTGTGAGCCTGGGAGGGATCGTCACCCATGACCGCGACGAGACGCGCGGCTACCTCGTAGCCTCGATCTCGTTCTGAAACGAAAAAGGCCCCCATCATCGGGGGCCTCTTCGTGTAGCAAGATACTCTGCGCACATCCCACAGTTCGCGTGGTCCGGCATCGCCTCACGTATGAGGCAGCGCGAGCAGAAGCCGAGCGCGATGGCGTGTGGTGCTACGCGTCGACGATAGATGCGCGAGTTCACACGCGACTGGATCAGACACATGAGGCACTTGCGGTAGCCTTCCCACCGCTCGCGTCCGCATCCGCAGCGACGTTCCTTGCGGTGCTGCGAGCGTGCCGCGCGTTGCCACTTCGCAGAGTAGCTGAGCTTCACGACCATGGTGTCCCCCTAGCAGGTGCCCCCGTGAGAGCAGCCTTGATTGTTTTCGTGTTCCGACACAACCGCCACCACATCGTTCCGGTTAGGGTTGTCACGACCTGCTACGCGGCAGGGGGAGACGCTCACTCCAAGCCGAGTTCACGGAGGATGACGTCGACCTCCTTTTCTGCTTCCTCGTGCGCCTGCTCCCATCTGGGAGATTCGCGATCACACCGTGCTAGGATGCCGCCGAGGATGGACGCGCGCATGAGCGCCTTGAGCTCAACGAGCTTCATCACTACTCCTCTCTGACCGCGACAGCGCGGCGGACAGCAGCCTCCCAACGTAGCACGCAAGGGCACGCTGGACTCTGGTGGAAATCCTTCGAGCGGTGGTCGAAGTCCTCGCACACCGGGTGGGTTGGTCTTGCTTCGAGCAGCGCGTCGATGATCGCTTCCAGCTCGGCCACTTTGTCATCGACTGCCTTGCAACACATGGTTCCTCCTGATATTAGGCGACGTGGTCAATGCCGAGGGCTTTCTGTGCAATACAGTTGCCCTCGCTGTTTCCGAGGCGCGGTTCGTTGCCCAGCCTAGCCAGCTTTTCCAGGGCCTCCCGGTAGCGGTCCAGTTTCGCCTCCATCTCGCGGGCATAGGCCGAGGGGTTGCAGGTGTGTAACTCGGCGGAGGCCGGGGCGAACTTCAGGCAGCGCGGGCAGATCCTAAGGGTCTGTCCGTTCACAGGGTGGATGACTTCTTCAGACATGGGCTTCCTCCTGGGTGTTAGGTGTAAAGGTTCGAGGTGAACCAGTTGGAAATCCGAATCGCCATCTTCCGGGCTGGCTCATCCTGGTGTCCTTCAATGGCCCCCCCAGAAAGCCGTTACCTCATCCCGTGTGTCGAGCGTGATCGTCACTGGCTTGAATTTGGGCTCTTCTTGACGGATCTTCATGGGTTCCTCCTTCCGGCTCACGCCGAGGCACGTTTGAACTGCTTGGCTAGGATCAGAGCCTCTTCCCGAACGAAGTAGAACGTCCTGGCGCGTCTCGCGGAATCCTCCGACGACTCGCGCTTGAACTCCTCGGGATTACTGTTCCTAATGCCGATGCGGTCCCACTCCTCGACCGTCTTCCAGAGGCACCCCATACGCACCCAGGGGGTGCCATCAGAGGCGACTACGGCCCAGCAGGGGTATTTGTATAGGCCGTCCATAGCGCGGACGGTGGATGCAATCAGGCCCTCGCTCAGGTAGGCTCCGCGCAGGTTGGCGTAGTACAGGTAGGCTCTGCTCAGGTTGGCGTTGCGCAGGTCGGCCTCGCGCAGGTCGGCGTTGCTCAGGTTGGCGTTGCGCAGGTCGGCACCGCGCAGGTCGGCGTCGCGCAGGTCGGCGTTGCGCAGGTCGGCACCGCGCAGGTCGGCGTTGCGCAGGTCGGCGTTGCGCAGGTCGGCACCGCGCAGGTCGGCGTCGCGCAGGTCGGCGTTGCGCAGGTCGGCTCTGCTCAGATCGGCTCTGCTCAGGTTGATGTAGCGCAGGTCGGCACACTGCCCGGTAGTGTCACCCTTTAGCCAGAGCTTGTGCAGGCGCAGGATTTCGGCGAGTTTGGATGGGGTCATGGCTTCTCCGTAGGCAGGCATCCGTTTCCGAGGTAGGCGAGAGGGCAGGTAAGCTGCTCGTCGCAGGCGTTGCAGATCGCGGCGACGAGCGGCTCCATAAAAGTATCTCCTGCTACGCGGCAACGAACTCACCACGCCCGACGCGCTTGATCAGGCGCATGCGCTCCAGCCGGAACATAGCAGTGCGGACGTTGTCCCAGGAGAAGTCGTCGCCAAGCTTGTCGAACACCTGGGGAGCGGTGACAGCGTTCTTGTGCCGCTTGATCTCACGCAGCACGGCGTCAGGGCAGGAGCCCTGGACGATGGAGAGTTGGGGCTGGGTCTTCAGCTCAGGCTTCTTCGCCTTCGGAGCAGGCTTCGCCTTCGGCGCAGGCTTCTTCTCTTCGACCTTCTTTGCTACAGGCTTCGCCTTCGGCGCAGGCTTCTTCTCTTCGGCCTTCACCTTCGGTGCAGGCGCAGGCGCAGGCGCAGGCTTCTTCTCCTCGACCTTCGGAGCAGGCGCAGGCGCAGCCTTCTTCTCCTCGACCTTCGGAGCAGGCGCAGGCGCAGTCTGCTGCACCACCGGCTTCGTCGAAGGCTTCGGTTCCTTCGTGACCTTGGCGTCGGCGAGGATGGGCTTCTCCAGCATCTTCATGGTCTGGAGCTGGCTGAGGGCTTCGGCAGTGATCTCGATGCTGTCGCTCTCCGTCCAGACCTTGAGCAGCTCCCTGCCGTCGTTCTTGGTCATGCGGAATTGCAGTTCGAAGTCGGGGCGCTGCATGTAGCAGAACTGCAGCTTGGCACCGATCACAGAAAACATTGTGACGCCGCGCTCAGTTTCGCCGATGACGACGGACTGGGTCTTGTTGGACTTGTTGATTGCGAGCTTCATGGTGGGACTCCTTATGGTTGGCCTTCAGTGTAGCATACTCGCGCAAGGCAAGTAGCAAAGAATTTTGAGTTCGGCTCTTGTTCGCGATTGCCAGCATCACCGCTTCATCTACGGTGCCCTGAGCAATCAGGTAGTGACAGTTGACATGGGGGGCCTTGTTGCCCTGCCGCCAGACGCGCCGGATGAACTGGTCGTGCAGCTCCAGATCCCAGGTGGGCGTCAGCCAGACCACGGTGTCTGACCTCTCCTGCAGGTTGAGCCCGTGGCCCATGGAGCGGGGATGCCCTGCCAGGATCGGCAGGCGGCCCAGGTTCCACTCGCGCTCCAGTTCCTTCACACGCTTCTCGTTCACACCACCGGCGATGTAGGGCAGGTCTTTGCCGAACTCCTGCTGCAGGCGATCCAGGTCGTGCTGGAACTCGAATGCTACGAGGACCGGCCTGCCGGGGATCGACTCCGTCAGCTCGCGCAGCGCGGTGGTCTTCTCCATGTGGAGGTTCTCCCACTCCTCACCGCTGGGAAGGAACAGCCCACCGGCAGCGATCTGGCGCAGCTTGCCGCTCTTGACGGCAGCGTTCACCGCAGTGATGGTGGTGCCGTCCAGCAGCTCGGTGAGGAACTGCTGCTCCATCTCTGCGTAGCAACGCGCAGCGGTGGGCGGCAGTTCCACGAGGATCGTGTTGTTGATCAGCGGTGGCAGTTCCAGATAGTCGGACGCGGCCATGCGCGTAGCAAGCGGAGACAGCTTCTCATAGATGCGCTCCTCTGCGTGAGGCTTCGGCACCAACGTGTAGCCGCCGAACCCTGTAGCAAAGAAGAACTCCTGACGGAAGTGCGTGACGTAGCGTCCGAAGGTGCCGCCTTGATCCAGCACGTAGACCTGCCCGAAGAGATCCTCCAGGCCGTTCGATGCTGGCGTGCCGGTGAGGCAGTAGCGTCGCTGGAATTTGTTGAGGTGCTTCTTCAGCAGCTTGAACCGCTTCGACTGCGTGTTCTTGAACATCGTGGACTCGTCGACCACGAGCATGTCGTATTCGATGTTCGGGTGCGCGAGCAGCCACTCCAGACCATCAGGATTTATCACGTCGATGTCGGCCTGCTGTTGGAACAGCTTCTCCTTGTCCTTGCCGTGTAGCACGTTTAGTGAAAGGTGCGCGAAGTCGCTCCACTTCTTCAGCTCCGCAGGCCACACGAGCTGACACACGCGGAGCGGTGCGATGATCAGCGTGCGGCGGATGATCTTCTTCTGCCGCAGGAGCGACGCGACGGCGAGCGTGATGCTCGTCTTCCCCAGACCTGGGTCCAGGATCAGCATCTGCGCGCCGACCTCGATGCACCGCTGCACCGCTCTGAGCTGATACTCGTGCGGCTTCCAGAACTGCGATGCCGTCTTCCTTGCTGAAGACAACGTGGACTTCATAGCCTAGGCTCCTCAGTTGTGTGATGGTGTGCAGTTGGATGGGTGAGACAAGACCGGCGGGATCCTTGAACTCCAGCATGACGGGACGGCCACCGGCGATGTAGAACGTCGCGTCCGGCCATCCCGCATGGTGGTGCAGTTCGTTCTTGGTGTAGAGGATCCCATGCTTCTTCGCCCACGCACAGACGGGGCGTTCGATGAGATCTCGCTCTCGTCTCATGGCAGCGTATACCTCGTGTCGATGCCGCCGAGGACGGCCTTCGCCATCTCCGCTGCTACGCGAGGCAACTCCTTGGGATGGAGCGTCACACGATCCAGCACGTCAGGGCTGAGCACCGCGTCCGTTGTAGCAGTGAGGCAGTCGCCGTTGCCGAAGAGGTCGCAGACCTCTATGGCAACGTGGATCTTGGTGATGTTGACTTTCGGTTTAGAACTCACACGGTCCTCCGTTCAACTTTGAGAAGGGGCACCACTTGCAGAACTTGTTCGCCGTGGGTGCGTAGACGGTGTCCTCGAACAGAGGCTTGGCGCGGCCTGACCACATCTTGCGTAGCATTGGCTCCTCGCGTTTGGTGAACGTCTCAGTCTTGCTGACGATGCCGGTGTCCACATACCAGTCCTCAGCGTGGATGATCTCCAGCTCTGGGAACATTCGGAACGTGGCGAGCGCGTAGAGGCCGAGTTGCTCTGGGTGGTCCGGGTAGCACTTGCCGGTCTTGTAGTCGATGATCTTCGCGCCGCTCTTCCCGAGCGGATGCAGCACGTCGACCTTCAACCGAAGCCACACGCTGCGGTGGTCCCACTCGATGGGCTCCCACTCCTCGGTAAGGCCCCACCCACTCTCGGCGATAGCACCGCGCTTGCGTAGATCGCGGAGGCCCTTCTCCAATCGGTAGAGTGACTCGTGCAGATCGTCTACCTCGCCATTCACGAACCGCTCAGCATGTTCGTGGATCTCGTTGCCACGCGCTAGGGCCGCGCTCGGTGCTACTTCCACCGGCGTCTTCCACACGTATTGATGCGCGAACTTCGCGGGGCACTGCCGGTAGCACTGCCAGCGACTATATGACCACGGCATCGGGATCCCCCATCACATGCTTGCGCAGCGATCCGATGAGACTCATCTCGGCGGTGACGCGCGCCGCGATGCACTCACCGTAGGCGTGGTGCAGCTCCTTGGGGGCGTCATCGCCTGCCGCGATCAGCTTGAGATAGGCTCCCTGTTCTGCGTGTAGCAGATCGAGAACCTTCTGAACTTCTTCCTCGAACATGGCGGTCATCCTTTGTAGGGCTGAAGATCGCTCCAGCGTGGTCCGGTCTTTCCGTCAGAGATCATCGGCACGTCGATGCCGTCGATGTCCAGCATCGCTTCGCGCATGACGCGCATGTTGTGTGCTACGTCGCGAGGCTTGCTGCTCGTGTTGATTTCATCATGGACGGTGACGAGCAGTCGTCCTCTGAAATCGTCGCGCGCGTCCAGGTTGATCAGGGCCTGCTTGGTGATGTCCGCCGAGCTGCCCTGGATTAAGTGGTTCAGCATCTTGTAGGACAGGTCGCGCTCGTCGTCAGGCTCGCGATAGTAGACACGACCACCCCAGGTGCGCATGAAGTCGCCGGACCTGCCGATGAGCTTCAGCTCCTTGTCCAGCTCCAGCATCCCTGGCATCACGCTGCGCTGCGCGTCGCGGATCGTGCGTGCCTCGTCGTCCGACACGCCCAGGCGCGCGGCCAGCGTAGCAAGGCCCATCCCGTAGAGCATGCCGAAATTGACTGTCTTCACCGCGCCGCGCTCCAACGCCATGCCGAGCTGGTTCTTGATCGATACCTGCACGAACTTGTGGATGTCGATGCGGCCAGCGGCGTCGCACAACTCTGCCGGTGGCTTTGCCATCAAGAACGCGTCGAGGAGCGTGCTGTTCTCGTAGTGCGCGAGGACGCGGATCTCCTGCTGGCTGTAGTCTCGATGGCAGAAGACCTCGCCCTTGTCCGGCAGAACGTAGCTACGTAGCCGTGGGAGGAGCGGGAGCGTCACCTTCGTGGGGTAGTCCCATCCTTGTGCTTCCTTGCCTGTAGCAAACATCTTCGGGATGTTCTGGAAGTTGGGGGAGGATGACATCCGGCCCGTCTTCGCGCCGCCGTCCATGCTCTTGATCTGGTTCCACGACGTGTGGATCCGCCCCTTGTTCGCTTCGGCCAGTTCCTTCCAGGGCAGCATGAACGTGCCGACGCATGTAGCAAGCCGATTCCGGTAGCCGTAGACGCGGAAGACTTCCTGGTCCTTGAACATGCTTCCGACCAGGGAGTTCTTGGCGACGGAGCGGTTGCCCTTCGCCGTCAACATGAACTCGGTGACCACGCCAGCACGCTCCAGCGCGTCGGCGAACTCCTCATTGGAGGACACGTTCAGCGACGGAGTCTTCAGCCGCTTGCGCAGCCATGCGTCAGCGTCGAACATCGCGGCGTCGTAGGCGAGGACATCGCGCGTGAGAGCTTCGAGGTCCACGCGCAGGCCCTGCTGCTCGTTGCGTAGCAAGATCGGCATGAGCCTGCGCTCGCGATCATACGCCGCGCCCATATCCATGGAGAGGATCTGCGCGAACAGCCTCTTGTGCAGCGCGTAGGTGCGCTCGACGTCGCCGACGGCGTAGCGTCCGACCAGTTTGCCGGGAGCTTCAGAGATGTAGGCGCCCCAGTCCTTCTGGACCTTGGTGACGATGCGCTTCTCCAGCAGCCACGCATGCACCGCGTCCTGCTCTTCAGGCGGCAGGCCCAGCACGCGCTCAGCGGTGGGCTTCAGCGCGAAGGTCGTTGCGTAGGGCTCGCAGAGGAACACCTGGAACATCGTGTCGTGGATGCGCTCCCAGGACGGGATGCTGAGCCCGAAGTGCTTCTCCGCTACTTCGAGATCGAACTTGGCATTGTGGAAGAGCAGCGGCTCGCCGCTCACGTAGGCTTCGCGCAACGCGGTGCGCGCTTCCTCGAACGTGCAGTTGTTCTCGGTGGGATGGCCCCACGCATAATACCTGGCCTTGCGCGCGCCGATCTTGATGGCAACGCCCACCGGCTTGGGTGGGTAGTGTGGACGGCGCTCGATGCGCGCAGTCTCGAAGTCGATGGTGATCACGATGGCTCCACGTAGGGAAAGAGGGAGCGTGTGTAGCACGCTCCCTCTTGGTTCACTGCGGCTACTTGGCTTCGAGCTTGGCGACCAGCTTGGCCTGCTTCTCGTGCGCCTTGGTGGCGGTAGCGAGCGCCTTGGCAGCGCCCTTCACGTCGAGAGCCATGGCCTTGAGCGCGGCCTTCTCAGCCTTGATGCGCGCCTTCAGTTCCTTCGGATCGATCTTCATGTGTCCTCCTTATCGGCCACGCTTCACAGGCGCGGCGGGTTTGACGGGAGTGCCCTTGATCTTGGCATTGGGCACGCGGGGAGTGGGTGCAGGGGCGTCGCCAGCCTCGCGCTCGCTGAAGTGGGCCAGCACGTTGTCTCCGGCACGGTCAGCGTGGTCGAGGAACTTACCGCCGGTGGCTTCGTCCAGCTCTTCGTCGACCTCGAAGGAGATCTGGAAGAAGGTGGAGTCGTCCTGCTCGATGCGGAAGCGCGTAGCAACGACCTGGGGGCAGAGGCCGAGATCCTCGACGCCCTTGAGGTAGGTGGACGCAGCCTTCAAGCCGGTGGGCGGGATGGACAGCACGTAGGGCTCGACGATCTTCTGGTCCGCGTCCTCGATCTTGAGGATGTGCAGGCGCAGAGTGTCCTTGCAAGCCTTGCCCTTGCCGAGCGTAGCAGTCCCGAACTTGTTCCACCGGCACTCGGAGCAGCTCTTGCAGAGCGGATCCTTGACCTTCGCGTGCGGCGTCATATCGGCACCATCGCGGGAGATCGCGTAGCAGCTCGGGGGCTGCGGGTTGGCGGGATCGTAAGCGTTGTCGTAGTAGGCCTTCACGACAGCGACGTCGAGGATAACGCCGACGAACTCGTCAGTCTTGACGCCGTCGATGGCGAACTTGCCGCCCTTGGTGGAGATGGTCTTGCCGGAGATGTTGTTCGCGGTGCTGGCCGTGGCGCGCTTAGCGAACTTGTCGAGCCTCTCCTTCCAGGTGTTGAGCTGGTGGGTGGGAGCGGGAGCGGTGGTGGCTTTTGCCATGGTGGACCTCAGAGAAAAATGGGTGGGATGTGCCAGCCGCACGATGCGACGGGCTACACTGCCAAAGGCCCCGTAAGGGGCCGAGGCAGAGCTGCTACAGAAGGTTGCAGTGGAGCTTGGGGACGAGGATCGTGTCCAGACCGGGGATCTTCTCGCCGTCCTCGGTGCGCTCGCGCCAGGGGGCCTTATTGACGGAGGCGGGGACCAATTCCCACGCCTTGTGCTTGCCGACCCAGGCCATGAACTTGTCACGGTCCACGATCTTGGGCTGCTCGACGGTGTCGACGTAGACACGCACCAACTTGCCTGCTACGCCGGTGGTGTCCTTCGCCAGCGTGGCGATCAGGAGATTGGCGAGACGCGTCTCTTCCTCTTTCAGCTTCGCGGAGATCTTGTCGGCTTCGAGCCGCTTCTCCCGCGCTTTGTAGTAAGCGTCCGCGGTCTTGCCCAGAGAGTCGATGGTAGGTTTCATGGTGGCTCCTCAGTGACGATCAGTATACCCGGATCCATGACAGGTCGGGCAGGTTTTGGTGGCGGTGAACGACTTTGCTACTCTGCCGGTCCCACGGCACTTGTCGCAGATCTTGCGCAGCACACGCAGCCTGCGATCATACGCCGCGCGGTGATGCATGAGCGCGTTGTAAGCGGTGTTGATGACGGTCATGGCGGCGTCGTTGCCGCCAGCGTCAGGATGATGCAGCCGCGCCAGCTCAACATAGGCGACGCGGATCTCACTGGCCGTAGCAGACGGTGCTACTCCGAGGGTTTCGTAGTAGGTGGGGGGCACGGTGGCTCCGGGGTAAGGTAGAAGACGGCCTTCAGTGTGCGGATCAGTTCATCGGTCACGTAGCGCCTCCTCCAGCTTGCGCTGATACCAGCCCAGCTTCTGGACGTCCTGCAGCGCGTCCTCCTTGTGGAGGAGCCTCCAGTTGTATTTGTGGATCTGCCCGCGCAGGAAGGCGATGAAGCCCTCGCGCCCGAGCATCGCTTCGACGCTGTCGATGCACTCGATAGTGCCGCCCGTGTAGTGGGGCGGATGCTCAACAGGGGAAGTAGTCGGCGAAATCTTCGGTGAAGGTGTTCGCATAGAGCGGGGCCTCCTTCTCGATGCGCGTCAGCAGCATCGGTAGAATGTGGATGGTGTCAGGATCGCCATCGATGGCCTGTAGCAGCGTCCCAGGCCCGTTGACAACATAATCGTCGATCAGTTTGGCTCCGAGGTCAGACACGGCACTCCTCCTTCGCGTAAGCCGCGATCACGGCGTCGGCCTGCAGCGTGGAGAGCGCGGCCAGCATGGCGACCAAAGCCGCCGCCTCCGGTAGGTTGCTGGGCTCGTCCTCGCAGAGGCCACCGAGTGCGTCGAACAGCATGTTGGGAGGTTCGTTGATGATGGCGACGACGGAGTCCATGTCCAGCTTGGTCTGCGCGATGGCGATTATGTGTTCGATGTCCATCATGTGGACGGCCTTCGCGAGGCGCTGGTTGTCGCGGATGTATTTGGGTGTGGCCTCGCGTAGCACGGCCAGGAGTGTTTGTATGGTCATGGGCAGTCTCCAGTGAAGGACAGGATTAGCAGCAGGCGGACGCACACTGCGATCAGTAGCACGTCCGCAACGATTGCGACAGCTTGGTGCAGGCGTGTCATTTGATCACGAGCGTGGAGAGGTCACGGTCCATGTTCCAGCGGAGCAGGATCTTCGGCACGCCCATCTGCAGCAGATCGTCCATGCTGATCTGCTGGCCGTCGTAGATCGCCCCGCCGGGGAGCTGGTAGGGCACCATGCCGCGATACACGAACTCGGTGGCGCGCACCGCACCCACATACTTCTGGATGTAACTCATGGGCACCTTCGTCACCGGCTTGCCGCGCAGCTCGCCGTAGCAGCGGCGCATCTTCGTTTCCCAGTAGCTGGAGAGCGTGAGTTCAATCATGGTGGTTTCCTTCGATGGTGTAGTCGTGATAGTTGCGGTGGAGGTCCATGCCTTTGACTTCGATCTTATGGGCGGCGGGCAGCTGCTTCAGCTCTCGCGAGAGCTGCTGGGCACGCGCGAGCGTGTTGATCCCAGCAACTCTCCTCAGCACGCGGCCCAACGCGTCGCGCACTGTGATAGCTAACACTTGATGCTCCTCACACTGGAGGGGGTTAGGACAGAGTATTCGATGTTGGCGTAGCCGTAATCTTCACGCGTCACCAGCCGATATTCAGTGACGCCGAACAGCATGCCGAGCTGCAGCAACCGCTCGCCCCAGCTCGTGGGGTAGCCGAGCTTGGTGATGCTCTTCTCCAGGCTCTTCCGTACGCGCTTCAGCGTGTCGGCCATCGCCTCCACGTTCCAGAAGAACAGCCGCTCGTGGTCGATCTGATAGTGCAGGTCGGCGCAGCACTCAGTCTCATCCCACACCGGCTTCTCGCCTTCGCGATACCAGACGCGGAACTCCAGGTTGTCGAGGCACCACCCATTCACCGTGGCGTCGAGCGAGCCCATCGGCGTTCCCTCGTGGAGGCGGAGGAACCGAACGACATGCTCCTCGTTCCCATGCTCACCGGCGGGATGGTGGTAGATGTAAGCGACTACGGGGGCCTTGATGTTGCGCATGGTGGTTCTCCTTTAGGTGGTTGGTGGTGGTTGTTCAGATCTGTGCCTCCTCTCCAGGAGGCTTCTGTTTCTGTGGTTCTGCGCCCCTTGGCCCTTGCTCTTCCAGGCTCGCCGGTGACTGCATCCCCTTGCCGCGTCTAGCTACTCGGGCAACCGTTCTGGGCATCCCTTTCACTCGCACTTGCTTCCGCTAGTGTTCGTATCGTCGTTGTGTCGCTGTCAAGGAATTGTAATGCTGAGCCCAAAGCATCTCACTGCTACAGACGCGGGGTCCAATTCATAATTTTAATGCTACACGAGGCAGCATATCGTTTCACTTATACCTGGGCTTGCTGCCTGCAGGATGCTCTGTCTCGTAGATCTCACGCAGCTCCGTCACCGTGCGTCGTGGCTGCAGCAGCCACTGCCGGTCCTTTGCGTCTGCCGCGATGGCGAACAGTCTTACCTGAGTGCCGTTGGTCAAACGGATCTGAGCGCCACCATAGACGTGGCGGTAGCCTTGCAGCTTGAGCGAGCGCGTCATGCCATTGGCCTTGATGCGCCGACGGGTCGCGTCGGGCTCGTAGGCGTGCAGCAGCTCCTCGGCACTGGCGAGGCGCAGGTTCGGAAGGTGCCGCATGATCCACGACTCCACGTCGCTCTGGCTGTCGCAGATCATCTCAAGCTTCGCCGTCGTCATCGGTGGCTCACCATGAGGATCGAAGGTAGCGAGGTCGATGTGCAGCAGATGCTCGAACAGTGCGGACGGATCAGCCTTCAGTGCCTTCATGCCAGCGATGATTTTTGGCGGCAGCTTCCTCTCAGGCATCTCGTGGACGTAGAAGCGGCGGTCCTTGCGGTCAATACGAAACGCGTCGGGCATATTGGAGAGGAGCAGGTAGTTGCAGTGATCGATCAGCTCGTAGGTATCCAGCCCCTTCTGCTCGATGCGCAGCGTGCGTCGCGTGATCATGTCCTTCACCTTGTTGGCGAGCTGCCTGCTCTCCGCGCCGGTGATCTCCTCGCCCACGACGAAGCTCTTGTTCGCGGCCCACGAGTTGAAGCGTGAGTTCAGGCGCGAGTCATCGATGGCCGTGGCATTGTCGCCATAGATAGAGGTCATGACCTCACCGAGCAGGCTCTTGCCGGTGCCCGTCTCCGCGCCCCACAACACGACAGCACTGTGCAGCTTCGCGCCGGGATGCTGCAGAGGATACGCGAGCCACTGGACGAACCACTCGGAGAGGCCAGCGAACTTCACGAACTCCTCGAACGCAGCGACGTCACCCGTCTTGGGCGTGCAGCCCCACCCACGCCACAGATTGATACGACCATCGTCGAGCCACTGCGGTTCGCCGGGACGATAGTCGAGCCCTTGCGCCTTCGCGCGGCCCGGCCACTGCAGCCACTTCTTCGCTGCGCTATGGGCGACGAGCTGTCCCTTCGCGTTGACCTCGCGCACGATCCGATCACTGTGCGTGATCCCGAGGAAGTCGCCGACACGAATGCGATCCAGCGAGCGCAACGCCATCACGCACGGTGGAGCGAGGATGGCGACCACCTCTTCGTTCAGGCGGTGCAGCTCCACTGAGAGTTGATCCACAGGATCGGTGGGCAACGTGCCGAGCTGGTCCGTCAGCTCGTCGATGCTCTCGATTCCACGCGCGACGATCCAATCGTCGAATCCTTTCGTCTCTTCGGGAAGCCGCACCACCAGGGGCTTTGCGCCCTTCTCCAAAAGCATGCGCCCGATGGCTGACTCGGCAGCGCGCACCATCGGATTGTTGACGGCATCGCTGTCGAACACGATGAACACCGTGCGATCACTCCACTTGATCTCGTCGAGTTGTGGGAGCCACAGGATGTTCTGCTTCGCTGCGCGGAAGTTCCATACACCGCCCAGGCCCAGCGTAGGCAGGCCCAGACGCGTTGCGCACGCAGACTTCAGCTCGCCTTCAGTGACGAATATGGGCACCTCAGTGTCATCTGCTACAGCGCGCCAATCGACAAATGGGGGGAGGTAGACCTCGTTCAACGTGCCAGGGAGTTGTGCATACTTCTGCGGCTTCGACGGGAGAGCCTTGAAGCCATTGGGTTTGGGAGGATCGATGTAGCGCACACGACAGAAGCTCGTGGGCTTGCCATCGAGGTCGAAGTAGGGAATGACGAAGCCGCCACGGGGTGCGAACCCTCGCGTGGCGGCTTCGTCTGCATCGATGGAGTGGATCTGGAGTAGCTCGGCATCCTCTGCGGTCAGTCTCGACTGAGCCAGTTTTGCCAGGGTTGAAGGGGCGAGTTCGGGCATGTGATCTCCTCAAAAGTGGTGAGTGCCGAACCTGTGCGGCATGCCTGCCGGGATGCTGGAGAGGCATCCAACCCCACCACAAGGCCACAGGTCCGGCGGGAATCGGAGTATATCACCGAAAATCATGATGAGCCACCAATGGGAAATTATCGACAGTCCTTGGAGACGCAGTGGTGCCAAGGGCTTTTTCAAACCACCTACTTTCTAAGGCGAGTCCAAAAAAGTGGCATGTAGAACCGCACCAACACTCAGCATGTCCGACGGTATACAGCGAAATAATGATGAACCATCGATAATTTGCTACGCGAAAAATGATTATGTAACCCGTAATTTTACGATGATATAAGATTAATTCGCATGGAACGGGCCATGGGAAAGGATCTACGACGTCCGACCTAGAAGGCACAGTGTCTTCGAGCAATGTTGCTGTGGAACTATTGCTGCCACTGAGCACCATCGAAGAAAACCTACTCAAACCTCAAAAGGTTGTTTTCACGCCGGTATTTTACAAAAAAATGCCTATTTTGTAGTCACCGGCCAAATTTGCTTCAGTTTGGCGAGGCAAAGTGAAATGACTCAAACCCAATGCTGGTGCGGGTCTACGTGGTGTTTATTCGAATTTCACTTTTTTCGAAATCCATTATAAAAAGGAGAAATACACTACCCTCTATATTTCTCACCTTAGAATTTTAAAAGGAAGTGAAATACTGAAATGAACTACGTCCAAAGTCGCGCCGTCATTGGTTCTGCGTCATTTCAATGAGTTTCATGAACCGAAGCAACTTCGGGCGGGGCGTGTCCCTCCCATCCAATGGTGGCGCGGGTTATGAGGACTTCAAAGTAAAGTGAAATCGTGTAGCATTTGACGTGGGAAGCGTAGGACTTGACAATTGATGTCGAGGTGTCCTATGGCAGCGCGGGTTGTAGCAAAGAAGACGGAGGCATTCCAGCGGATCAACGACATCGGTTCGTCGTTGATGCCTGACAAGACACTCACTGTCGCCTTCCCAATTCCAACGCGTAGCAAGCAGAAGGAGGAGCCCAAGCCTCTGGTCGAGATGGTGAACAGCGCGCTCGCAGAGGTCGGTGGCACCGACTACCTCGTGCAGGTAGCGAAGTATGACCATCGCACGTTCTGCGCCCTGCTGCGCGCGACGGCACCGCGTGATCTGAACATCGGCCCCACGCAGTCGCTGCTCGAAGTGATGCGCAACGCTGCGAAGATGCCGCTCCCACCGCGCGAGATGGTGGTGCTGGAGGCTGACGTCGATGCATAGCGAGCTGCTCCCCCACAAGGTGCTGGAGTGGCGCACGCATCCTGCGCTGTTCGTGGAGGAGTGCCTGGGCGCACGCCCTGACGACTGGCAGATCGACGTGCTGGAGGCGTTCCCTTACGAGCAGCGGATCGCGCTGAAGGCGTGCAAAGGCCCCGGCAAGACGTGCGTGCTGAGCTGGCTGTCGTGGAACTTCCTGGTCACCCGCCCACAGTGCAAGATCGCTGCTACCTCGATCAGCTCGGACAACCTCGCCGACGGACTGTGGACTGAGATGGCACTGTGGCAGAGCAAGTCGCACTTGCTGGAGCAGCAGTTCTCGTGGAGCAAGACGCGCATCGTGCTGCGCGAGGCACCGGAGACACACTGGATGTCTGCCCGTGCGTGGAGCAAGAGCGCGAGCCGTGAGCAGCAGGCAGACACGCTCGCTGGCCTGCACGCCGACTACCTGCTGTTCATGCTCGATGAGGCAGGCGGCATTCCCGACGGCGTGATGGCTGCAGCAGAGGCTGGGCTCTCCACCGGCATCGAGACGAAGCTGCTGATCGCTGGCAATCCTACCCACCTGGAAGGGCCTCTGTTCCGCGCGTGCGACCAGGAGCGCCATCTGTGGTGGGTGAAGGAGATCACGGGCGATCCTGACGATCCCAAGCGTGCCAAGCGCATCAGCATCCAGTGGGCGCGCGAGCAGATCGAGAAGTATGGGCGTGACAATCCCTGGGTGCTGGTCAACGTGTTCGGCAAGTTCCCGCCCAGCTCCATGAACACGCTGCTCTCGCACGAAGAGGTGCGCTCTGCGATGGGCAGGCACTATAACGAGCAGGAGTATCGCTACGCGCAGAAGCGCATGGGCATTGACGTTGCGCGGTTCGGCGATGATCGCACCGTGCTGTTCCCTCGCCAAGGGCTCGCGGCCTTTGAGCCTGTGACGATGCGCGGCATCCGCACCGATAACATCGCAGCGCGCGTGCTACAGGGCGTGCATCGATGGGGCGGCGACGTCGAGCTGTTCGTCGACGACACTGGGCACTGGGGACACGGCGTGATCGACTGCCTGATCACCGCAGGACAGTCGCCCATGGGCCTGCAGTATCACGCGCCCTCCATCGATCCGCGCTACCGCAATCGACGTGCGGAGATGTGGTTCGCGATGGCCGAATGGATCAAGCGTGGCGGATCGCTGCCCAACATTCCCGAGCTTGTAGCAGAGTTGACCACACCCACCTACTTCTTCAACGGCGGCAAGCTGCAGCTCGAAGACAAGGATCAGATCAAGCAGCGCCTGCAGCGCAGCCCTGACCTCGCCGACGCACTCGCCAACACCTTCGCGCTCCCAGAGATGCCAGCGACCACCACCGCGCAGACCATCGTTCAAGCCATCACGCACGCGCACAACAACGGCAACACCGACGAAGCGTTCGCGCTCGAACGCCGAGTCTCAAACTACGACTACGACCCACTCGCGAGGGCTTGATGAGCAAGATCTGGATCTCGACCACTGAAGCGCGCCGACTCAGCGGCATGGACTGTTGTGACAAGACGTTCCGCAACAAGATGCGCGAGCATCTGGAGACGCGGACAACCACTGGTGGCAAGCTCCTGTGGAACCTGGACGACGTGCGGAAGATGACTTTCCCCAATGGGGAAAGCACATCGTAGACACCGGACCAAATGCCTCCGACACTACGTGTCGGAGGTCGAGGTATGAATGGCGTGGACAACCAGTTTGCTCGTGTGACCGGCGCGCTCGTCGGCGGTAGAGCCACGCTTCAGCCCTTGGCCTCCCTACGAGGTTCCTATGTGCCCTGAGACACACTGCCCAGAGATACCACAGCGACGAGCGACCGACTGCATCAACGCTGAGCGCATCGCGCAGCACATGGAGCATGCTCATCGGTTCGATATGGTCGTGCATCGCGTTCACGTCTGGCTGATGATCAGCGCGACCATCGCTGCGTTGATCATGCTGCAGCGACTGCACATGTCGTTGGAGGCTGTCAGTGAGCGTAGTAAGCACATCGAGGTTCTCATCAACGAGCAGAACACGCTGCTGGCCGCGCACAATGCGCTCTCGCACAAAGGAGCGCAATGATGGCGGTGGACACGACCAACCCCGTGGTGGCTGGCCTGTTGGGTGGGCTTGCGCTGCTACTCCTGCAGATGCTCTGGGACAAGATCATGGGCGACGGCAAGGACATGAGCATCCCCGCGCAGCTCGCGAAGATCCAAGTAGCACTGGCCGACATCAACATCAAGCTGGAGCTGATCAAGCAGAACAACGAGTTCGCGTCGAAGGCATTCGACGAACTGAAGAGTGACTTCTACAAGCACATCGAACGATTCCATGGAGGTGCGTGATGGCTGCGAACATACATGCTACGGTGCGCGCGCTCCGCAAGCTGGGCGCAAAGAACTCAGGAGGGCAGGACACGGTCCTCGCGCACATCACGCCCGAGGAGGCGGCGAAGCTCAAGGCCGAGGGCGGTGCAGGCACCGTCGATCCGCAGACGGGCCTGCCGCACTTCTACGATCCTGACGCAGGTCGTGCTGGCAACTACCGCACGCGTGAACGCAGCGAGGCTACCGACTACGGCGACGAGCGCGTGAGCGACGAGGACACTTCGGTGGACCCCGACATTCGAGGACGACTGCGTGCGGGTGACGCTGCGCCTACCTCTGACGTGCGCCCTTCCATGCGCTCTTTCGGATCTGACTCCAATCTTGCGGAGCGCATCGCGAATGCCAATGATCCCTCGAAGACGCGGACCACGACGAGCGTCAAGGTGTCTGATTGGGGACAAGTCGCCAAGGGAGGACTCGGCGCGCTCGGCTCTCTGCTCACTGCCAATCTGCCTGGGCTCGCCGCTAGTGGTGCCTCGATTGCGTCGGGGCTCACTACTGAGACGGTGAAGACCAACATCGATCCTTCCATGCAGCAGAACACGCGCAGCCCTGAGCTTGCTGAGCGTGATCGTAAGAACAGAGAGAATGCCTCCTCCATGGTTGCCACTGCCAAGACCGACCTCACCAAGCAGCAGGACGCTGCCGCTGCTGCAGAGGAGCAGAAGAAGAAGGACGCTGCTGCAGCCTCGGAGACGAAGGTCGACAACAGTATGCAGACCACAGACCTGCTGGGTGCGTATGGCCGGAAGAAGTATGGTCGCCGGGATCAGATCATCGGCGGCTTGAGCGGCTTGGGTGGCATCTCCGTCGCCAAGCCGAAGCTGGGGGCCTGACATGGGCGACACGCTGAAGGCACAACTCAACACGCGCTGGGCTGCGCTCGACCAGGACGCATCGTCATGGATCGGCCACTGGCGTGATCTCTGCGACTACGTGATGCCGCGCATGGCGCGCTTCCTGGTCACTGACCGGAACAAGGGCTACAAGGCGAACCAGAAGATCCTGAACGAGACTGCTACCTTCAGCGTGCGTGCTACGGCGCGCGGCATGATGTCGAAGATCACGAACCCTGCGCGCCCATGGATCAAGCTGAAGACTGCGAACGAAGAGCTGAACCATCGGCAGGACGTGCGCATGTGGCTCGACGTGGTTACGGATCGTGTCCTCCAGGTGTTCCTGCGTAGCAACCTCTACACCGTGCTGCCGCTGGTCTACCAGGATCTGCTGCTCTACGGCACGGGCTGCTTCGTGGTGGAGCAGGACACCGACACCGTGATCCGCTGCGAGATGCTGCCCATCGGCAGCTACCGGCTCGCGCTCGGCGGCGACGGCAGAGTGACGACGTGCTACCGCGAGTTCCAGATGACACGCGCGCAGCTCGTCGAGAAGTTCGGACTGCACAACGTTAGCGAGCAGGTTGCTACAGCGATGAAGACCAAGAACGGCACTGACGTGCTGGTCACGATCAGGCACTGCGTCGAGCCGAACCCTGAGTTCGTTCCAGACGCACTGCTGGCGCGGTTCTTCAAGTTCCGCTCGGTGTGGTATGAGGTCGGATCGAACGACGACAAGTTCCTGCGTCGCAGTGGCTTCAACAGCTTCGCGGTGATCGCGCCACGCTGGGCCGCGTCGCAGGGCGACGTCTACGGTCACTCCCCCGCCATGGATGTGCTGGGCTCCATCAAGGAGCTGCAGCTCCTGGAGAAGCGCAGCCTGCAGCTCCTGGACAAGGTCATCACGCCTGCGCTGAACGTGCCGGTGGAGCTGCGACGCAAGGAGATCAACCAGTTCTCCGGTGGGCTCAACTTCGTAGCAGGCCCCAACCAGAAGATCGAACCGCTGCACACGATCCAGAGCGCACCGCTGCAGCACGTCGAAGCGAAGATCCAACGACTCGAAGACCGCATCCGCAAGGGCCTCTACGAGGACGTGTTCATGGCGATGAGCGGCATCGACTCTGCGCGCACTGCCGAAGAGATCCGCGCTCGCATCGACGAGAAGATCCAGAGCATCGGCCCCATCCTGCTCACGCTGAACGATGAGCTGCTGGACACACTGGTCGAGCGCACTTACGAGATCATGCAGCAGCCCGAGTTCAAGGGTCTGATCCCTGAGCCTCCCGAGGCTCTCGCTGGCGCACCGCTGACCGTGGAATACATCAGCGAGCTGGCGCAGGCGATGAAGCTGAACGGTGTGGTGGGCATCGAGCGCGTGATGGGCTTCGCTCGCGAGAACGCAGAGTTCTACCCGCAGGGCCTGGACAACGTGAACATCGACGAGGTGATGAACATCTACACCGACATGAGCGGCGCGCCGGTGCGCATCCTGAACGACGAGAAGGTGGTCGCGCAGATCCGCGCAGACCGTGCTGCGCAGCAACAGCAGCAACAGCAGATCGAGCAGAGCAACGTGCAGGCCGACACCATGAAGAAGATGGCAGAGGCCCCCACCAGCGGCGAGAATGCGTTGACGGAGGTGGCAGGTGTCTTCTAGCGACGACAAGCCCACGCGCCAGGAGAAGGCACGCGCGAGCCTGCAGACGCGACGTGAGGCGCAGGACATCCGCGACGTCATGCAGCTTGCTGCCGGACGCAGACTGTTTGTGCGTATCATGGAGCTGACCAAGATCCACGCGACCACCTTCACCGGCGAACCGCTCAGCAGTGCCTACAACGAGGGTATGCGCTCAGTCGGCCTGTATCTTCGCGACGACTTCATCGAGGCCGACTACGACCATGTGTGCCTCGCCGAGCGCGAAGCACGCGCACCACAGGAGGAACTGGATGTCTGAAGAAACCACAACGACAACTACGGCGACAGGACAGCAGGCGACTACGACGCAGAACGCTGATGCCATGGCATCGGCGAATGCTACGGTAGCAGGCGCACCTGAAGCGTATGTGTGGAAAGGTGCCGACGGCGCTGACCTGCTTCCGGCGGAAGCCATCACGGCAATCGAGCCCATCGCGAGGGATCTCGGCTTGTCGCAGGATGCCGCTCTGAAGTTCGTCAACCATCTGCGCACTTTCAGCGAGCAGGACGAGAAGGCTGCTGCTGCCGCCCACAAGGCGACAGTGGATCGATGGGCCGAGGATGTCCGCAAGGACGCGAAGCTGGGTGGCGCGAACTTCGACGCCACGATGCGCAACTGCAACGCGCTCTTGACGAAGTTCCAAGTGTCCGAAGAAGACAAGGCCTTCTTCAGCAGCACGGGGCTGGGCAACCATCCCGTGATGATTCGTCTGCTGTCCGATCTTCATGAGAAGACATCGGAAGACAAGTTCAACGTGAGCCAGAGTTCTAAGACTTCTGGCGAGCGTCCTTCCAACGCCGCCGTATTTTACGGCACACCAAAGGAGTAGCACATGGCTACTTTGCCCACCAAAGCTGGTGCAGTCACTCTGCTTGACTACGCCAAGGCGCTCGATCCCGATGGGAAAGTCGCGCGCACCATCGACATCCTCTCGCAGACCAACGAGATCATCGACGACATGTTGTGGATGGAGGGCAACCTCCCCACCGGTCATCGCACCACGATCCGCGTCGGCCTGCCCACCGCCGTCTGGCGTCAGCTCTACGCTGGCGTTCCGCCTAGCAAGGGCATCCGCGCCCAGGTGGACGATGCCTGCGGCATGCTCGAAGCGCGAGCCGAGGTCGACGTGGATCTCGCTTCGCTCAACGGCAACGCGCAGGAATACCGCATGTCCGAAGCTGGCGGCTTCCTGGAATCCATGAATCAGTCCTTTGCGCAGACGCTGTTCTACGGCGACACTCGCACGAACCCTGAGCGGTTCCTGGGTCTGGCTCCTCGCTACAGCAGCTTGTCTGCTACGAACGGCCAGAACATCATCAGCATGTCCGGCAGCTCCAACGCGAACAACTCCATCTGGCTGGTGGGTTGGTCCGAGGACACCGTCACCGGCATCTACCCGAAGGGCTCCACCGCTGGTCTGCAGCACTGGGATCTCGGCGAGGGCGACGCCTTCGACGGCAGCAACAACCGCTATCGCGCCTACATGGATCGGTGGCAGTGGAAGTGCGGCCTTACCGTGCGCGACTGGCGCTACATCGTGCGCATCTGCAACATCGACCAGACTGCCATCCTGGCCGATACCACCGGTGGCACCATCAAGATTCTCGAAGCCATGCTGAAGGCGATCTTCCGCATCCCGAGCATCAAGAAGTGCCGCCCCGCGTTCTACGTCAACCGGACTATCGCCGAGATGCTCGCCATTCAGGCGATGAACAAGAGCGCCAACGTCTTCGGTCTGAAGCAGGCCAGCGAGCAGTTCGCTTCCACCAGCTTCATGAACATTCCGATCCGCATGTGCGATCAGCTCCTGTCCACTGAAGCCAACGTCGCTTAATAAGGAGAACCCGACCATGTATATCGACTCTCAGCTCATCTTCTCCTGGGGCCAGAACATCTACGCTTCTGGCGCGGATGTCGTCTCCACTAACATCTACGACAACGCTCCGCACCTCGCGGCGAATGCCGCGTGGGTTCCCGACGTCGCCGTCGGTCAGGAGCTGACCATCGTTGCCGCGATCACCACTGCGGTGACCGGCGGCACTAGCGTTCAGCCCGTGCTACAGACCGACACCAACACCAACTTCGCCACCGCTCTCGTGGAGTTCCCGCTCTGCGCTGCGATCCCCGTGGCCCAGGCCGTCGCTGGCAAGACCGTGGTCTACCGGACCAACGCGCTCGGGCTCAAGCGTTACATGCGTATCGCTTGGCGCAACGTCGGTGCGAACACCACCGGCGTGGGCTCGGCTTACATCGCCGAGACTGCGCAGAACGCCCCGATCCAGAGCGCCAGCGGTTACACCGTCGGCTAGTCATAACCTCGCTGCGAGGACTTCGGTCCTCGCAGCTCTTCTCCTGTAGGAGGAACACGCAATGCCTAAAGCACTCGCTCTTGAAATCGGCTACTTCGACGTCATACGCAATCCCGGTGATGAGTTCGAGGTTCCCGAAGGCACGACCTCGAACCGCTGGATGCTCGTGGACGGCAAGCCGTTCGTCGACGCTTCCGGCAAAGTCTATGACAGGGTGCTGGACAATGAGGTCAGCCTCCCCGGCGTGCTGGAGTCGAAGAAGCCTTCGCTCGCTGAAAGCAACGAACCCGCTGCGCGCAAGGGTTCTGGACGAGTCATCTAAACAAGGAGGCCGACGATGGCTGCTGACGTAGACATCTGCAACATGGCTCTCGGCTACGTGCTGAGTCAGGACACCATCGTCGGCCTTGATGACACGACCCCTGCTGGTGTCGCGTGCAACAGGTTCTACGAGATCTGCCGCAACATGATGCTGCAGCGTTACCCGTGGAGCTTCGCGCAGAAGACGCTGGTCCTCTCGCTCAAGGGATCCGAGCTGATCCCGAATTGGTATTACTGCTACGCGTTGCCAAGCGACTGCCTGGACGTGCAGTGCATCCTCTCCATCGGCGCGAGGTATCCCACCGGTGACATGAGCGTGCCCTTCGAGCTGGGTTGGTATGATGGCCAGCGTGTCCTCTTCACTGACGAGACGGAAGCCACGCTGCGCTATACCGGCATCATCGACGACAGCACGCTGTTCCCTCCCGACGTGGTGGAGGGGCTCGCCGTGATGATCGCGTCACGCATCTGCGTGCCGCTCGGCAAGATGGACATGCAGGGCGAGCTGATGCTACTCGCTGAGAAGCTGCTGGCGATGGCCGCTGCGCGGGACATGAGTCAACTGCAACGTGGGCCAGAGCCTGATGGTCCGCTCGTTCTGTCGAGGTTGTGATGGCGACGCAAGGGTTCATCCAGGCATCACTGGCAGGGGGCGAGATCGCCCCTGCACTGTATGGCCGCGCGGATCTCGCGCGCTATCTGACCTCGCTGAAGCTGGAGAAGAACTTTGTCGTGCAGCCTTACGGTGGCGCGAAGAACCGCGCTGGCACTCAGTATGTGGGCAAGACCAGGGACAGCGCGAAGTATGCTCGCCTCCTCCCATTCATCTTCTCCACGCAGCAGACCTTCGTGCTGGAGTTCGGTGACTACTACATGCGGCTGTTCACGCAGAGCGGGCAGGTGATCCTGCAGCCTGCGACCATCGCTGCCATCGCTGCCTACGCTGCAGGCACGACCTACGGGCTCGCCGACCACTGCAGCTACAACGGCACCTATTACTACAGCAAGACGGCTGGCAACATCGGACACCAGCCTGACACCAGCCCGACCTATTGGCTCGCGCTCACCGGCGTCCTCGTGGAGATCCCCACGCCATGGAAGGAGAGCGACCTCGACCTGCTGAAATACACGCAGAGCGCCGACGTCCTCACCATCACGCATCCCAAGTATCCGCCGCAGAACATCACGCGGCTCGCCGTCGACAAGTGGACCTGCACTGAGGCAGTGATCGAGCTTGGTCCGTTCGAGGATCTCAACGAAGACACCGCTGTCACCATCTACGCGAGCGCGGCCACCGGCACTGGCATCACGCTGACCGCGAGCAGCAGCATCTTCAAGTCGACCGACGTCGGGCGGCTCGTGAAGATCGTGCAGAAGAACGCTGGCAAGGCGTGGGTGTCCAACACTGCCGTCGCGCTCAACGACATCCGACGGGCGGACAGCAAGTATTACAAAGCGACCAACGCAGGCACCACCGGTTACACCTACCCTACCAACGACGCGAACACCTGGGACGATGGCGGCGTTGTGTGGCAATACCTTCACGGCGGCTTCGGCATCGCGAAGATCACCGGCTACACGTCGGGCACTGTGGTCACTGCTACAGTGGTGCGCTACATCCCCGACGCGTGCGTGGGCTCCGGCAACACGACTTACATCTGGGCCAAGGGCGCGTGGTGTTCCGAGAACGGCTACCCTGGCTGCACGACCTACCACCAGCAGCGGCTCGTGTTCGCTGGCTCCACGAAGGATCCGCAGACCGTGTGGCTCTCCACCACCGCCGACTTCGCGAACTTCGGTGAGTCCTCCCCCGTGGTGGACAAGGACGCGCTGGTGTATCCGCTGGACGGCCGCATGGTGTCCGCCGTGAAGCATGTCCTCACCATGGGCGCAAACCTCGTAGCATTCTCCAGCGACTCCGAGTGGAGCTTGTCCGCACCCAACGACGGCGCGCTCACGCAGACCGACGTCAGTGCCAAGCTGCAGGGCTACCGTGGCAGCGCGGACCTCATGCCGCTCGTGGTCGGCGATATGGCGATCTACGTGCAGAGCAAGGGGCAGGTTGTGCGCGACCTGGGCTACGACTATCTGAAGAACGTGTTCACCGGCATTGACCTCACGATGTATGCGAGCCACTTGGTGGAGAATCACACCATCATCGACTGGGCGTTCCAGCAGACTCCCTTCTCCACCGTGTGGTGCGTGCGTGAGGACGGCGTGCTGCTGTCCCTCACCTACGTGAAGGACCAGGAAGTGATGGGCTGGGCGCAGCACACGACGGACGGCTACTTCGAGTCCATCTGCTGCGTGAGCGAGGGCCAGGAGGACGCACTCTACATGATCGTGTATCGTGAGATCGACGGCGTCGGGCAACGCTACGTCGAGCGCATGGCGAACCGCGTGCTGACCACCGATATCATGTCGGCATGGTTCCTGGACTGCGGCCTTTCCTACGACGGCACCAACATGGGCAGCACGACAGTGACTGTCACTGAGAGCAGCGGTGGCTGGGACGAGACGGCCATCGTGCAGATCGAGTCTTCCTCTCCCATCTTCAACACGGGCTCGCTGGATCTCGACGACTCGATCATCGTGAACCCCGACAGCGGACGCTACGAGATCATCATCACCGAGGTCGTCGACACGTCGCACGCGCTCGGCACTCCGCAGAAGCTGATCGATCCTGCATGGCGTAGCACGGCCACGACGGACTGGGCCTTCGCGCGGCGCACGCTCAGCGGTGCCGATCATCTCGAAGGCAAGAGCATCGGCATCCTGGCCGACGGCAACGTGCATCCCGAGGTCACGGTCACCGGTGGTGTGTTCAGCATGGACACTCCTGCCGTGCGACTGATCGTCGGCCTGCCCTACAACAGCGACATGGAGACGCTCGACCTCGCTGCTCCTGGTGGTCAGGTCATCCAGGACACGGTGAAGAACATCCCGTGCGTGCATCTGCAGCTCGAAGGCTCGCGCGGCGTGATGGCAGGCCCGTCCTTCGACAAGCTGCAGGAATACAAGCAGCGCACCGACGAGGGCTACTATGAGTCCGTCCGCCCCATGACCGGCATGGCGATGATTCAGATCCCCACGACGTGGACGACGGGAGGGCACGTCTGCATCCGCCAGCCCTATCCGCTGCCGTTGGCAGTGCAAGCGATCATTCCAGAAGTTGAACTGGCAAGGAGGTAGGCGATGGGATTCTTGAGCAACCTATTCAAGTCTGGTAGCAAGGCTTCCACCGGGTCTAGCTGGCTGGACATTGCGACAACGGGACTCGACCTGTATGGGCAATACACCAGCGGCAAGGAGAAGAAGAAGACACTCGACACGCAGGCCCAGAACTCGAAGGAGAACGCAGCATATGAACTGCAGCGCGCGGCGGATTCGGATCAACGTGGCGCGGAGGATGCCGAGAAATACGCGAAGTCTGCTCGCCGATACAAGGGAAGCCAGCTCGCTGCTATGGGAGCTTCTGGTGTCGTGGCTGGTTCGGGTAGCTTTCAATCTGTAGCAAACGAAACCGATCAGGTGACCGACGCCGACCTACAGACGATCATGCGCAACACGATGCGTGAAGCCTACGGGCATCGGCAGGCTGCAGAGTATGGCTTCCGCACTGCGGACAATTACAGCTCAGCGGCGGACAACGCCAAGCTATCATCCGAGCTGGGCATGGCCGGGACGATCATGGCCGGTAACTACAGCGGCGGGAAAACCCGCAAATTCTGGGAGTAGCTGATGCCTAGTGTGCCTGGGATTCCAACGCAGCAGATCAGCACGAACGCTCTGCCTGCCATGCCGCAGCAGGAGGTCTACGTTCCGAAGGAGAACCCGACGGAGCTACTGGGAAAGGCCGTGTCGTTCATGAAGCAGCAGGCCGACACCGCGCGCGTGACGGAAGCTGCCAACGAACTGGAGCGCAAGCGGATCGAGATCGCCAAGGACTACACGCAGCAGCTCGGGAAGAACGTGCTGCCGAAGGATGGCGTCTCGTTCACTGATCGCTACATGCAGCAATACAAGGACAGGTCCAGCGAGCTGGCGATGGACCTGACTCCTGATCAGCAGGAGCTGTTCAACAAGCAGGCGACGGTATCGGGCATGGCCCTGCAGCGCGGTGTGAACGAACACGAAGCGCAGCAGATGATGAACCACTCCCTTCAGCAGCAGACGGACACGATGCAGCTCGTGCTGGACGACGCCGCGAACAACTACAACGACGCTGCTACGCTCGGCGTGCTGCAGGGTAAGATGGACACGTCCATCCAGACGCTCGCCCAGATGAAGGGGCTCTCCGACGAGAGCGTCAAGCTGATGACCGGCAAGGCGTATGACCAGTTTCACACGTCGGTCATCGGACGCTACGCGGAGAAAGATGACATCGCTGGCGCGCGTGCCTACACCAACTCGCACATGAACGAGCTGACGCCGGACACGCTCACCAAGGTGAACGACTACCTCGACAAGAAGGAGGCGATCCTTACCGTCACCGAGTCGGTGAACACGGTATGGGCGGACACGAGCCTCAACCTAGAGCAGAAGGCCGACGCGCTGCGCAATCAGTTCAAGGGCAAGCCCGAAGCACAGAAGGCCGCGCTCGAAGACCTGCGCGAACGGGAGACACTGCGCACGAAGCAGCAGGGCGTCTACTACGGCGACGTGTGGGACATGGTCACCGGCCTGAATCCCAACGTGCCCACCATGAACTTCGCCAAGATCCAGCTCACGCCCCAGTGGCTGAAGCTCGATGGCGACCAGCGTGCGAAGTTCCTCACCGACTGGAAGACCTACAACAACCATCTCACGAACACGCTCAGCCCACAGGAGCAGGCCGACAAGGCCATCGCGTTCTCCTACTACATGGACAACCCGCGCGAGCTGCTGAAGTATAGCGACAAGGAAATCAAGACGCTGATGCCTGTGGTCGGTCCTTCCTACTTTGACGACCTGCTACGCCTGCGTGGTGCAGCTCTCAAGAGTGAGGCGGGGCTCTCCAACGTCACGCTCGCTGCCGACCAGTTCAAGGCGACGGCGGAAGCGTATGGCTACAAGGGCACCGGCAAGCGTTCGCAGCGGCAGATCGAAGACTACGCCGCGCTGCAGCACGCGTGCATCAACGAGATCGCAGAGAAGCAGCGGAAGTATGGGCGACCGCTCAACGACGAGGAGCAGCAGAAGATCTTCGACAAGCAGCTCTCCACCGTGGTGCTGAAGACATCGCACTTCTGGCGTGGGCAGGATGAGGCACCACTCTTCAAGGTCACCAACGTGGATGACTTGGGTTACGATCCGGCTAAGATGGAGGAAGCGAAGATCTGGCTCAAGAACAACGGCATCAAGATCACACCTGAGACGGTGCGTGACACGATCACGCTGGTGATGAACGATCCTCTCTACAAGCTGCAGAACCAAGGCATGGGGGCCAAGCGATGACCAATGAGCTGGTGCAGAAATACTTCAGCGATGACTCGGCGCAGCTGGAGCAGTCCGTTGCGTATGGGGTTCGCCAGAATCCAGACGAATTCGCGAAGAACTACACCAAGGGACAGGAGCTTGGTATCGCGCCGGATGCGGCCGCACGTCTCAGTGAGACGCGGGATGCAGAGATGGCCTCGCGACTGAATAAGTTCGGGCTGGGCGATCTCGCGCGCAAGCTGCCGAAGACAGCGAAGTTCTACGCGGATCCCGCGCTCGCCGCGATGAGCTGGGACGACTTCGATGGCGTGCGCGCCATGGAGGAGCTGTCCGACAAGTTCCGCACCGACTCGCTGACGCCGAAGCAGTGGCAGGCCGTGATGATGGAGCGCAGCCGCGTGATGCAGCAGCGCGCCGTGGCCGCACGCGAAGAGGCCCAGGTTCCCGGCTACCTGAAGTTCCTCTCCCCCGTCACTGGCGTAGCACAGTATGGCCTGGAGCAGATGGGCGTAGACGTCATGGGTGAGCTGCACTCCATGGGTGCTGCCACGTTGGGCGGTGCCGGTAGTGCTATGACGCGCGCGGGTGCCAAGCTGGTGGGCACGGTGGGTGCTGCCGTCGAGGCTGGTGCTGAAGCTCTGGACATCGGTGATACGCTGCATGATCCACAGGGTTCCTCGAAGGCCAAGGCCATTCTGGATGACGTGAACCAGAGCAAGTTTTACCAGAAGGCGCTGGGCGCGAGCGACTACCTCACCGGCCTGATGGGCTACGGCAAGAAGGAAGCTGTAGCAGAATACTTGACGGACGACTCCGGCAATACCTTCAAGAATCCCGATTATCACATGCTGGGCCGTGGCTTCGTGAATCAGATCGAGGAGCTGCCGGGAACAGTGGTGGGCTTCCTGGCGGGTGGCAAGCTCGCCGACGCGCTCACCGGCATGGAGGCAGGCATCGCCACGTATGACACTGCCGTGCAGCAGCAGAAGGGCGACGACAAGATGCAGGCCGCGCTCAAGGGGCTCGGCGTAGCAGGTTTGAACTTCGTCATCTTCAAGGCGGGTGGGGCTCCAGGCCCCATGT